TCCTCTCGCATTCTTTTGTCCAGCACATCATAGTATTCATCGCTGGCTCCGTCCATACCTTGGGTTTCCACCAATTCCTTGTGAATACCAAAGGCTGCAAAGGTCATCGCAGAGTCCTGACCGAACCATGAGTTTTGTTCTGCCCATGCTTCAGCTTTGGGATCTGGCCTTTGTTGTTGTGGCGCAGGCTGATATTGAACCTGCTGTTCTTGTTCCTGCTCAAACCGTTGGGCTTGCACCTCTCGTTGAGCTTTTGCTTGTGCGTGACGGTCCGCCGCCACGGCAAGCTGAGATATCTTTTCTTGGGCCTGTAGCTGACGATCTGTATCGCCCGTCTCTATTGCAGCTTTCAGTTCTTCTTTCGCACGTTGCTGCTCAGAAGACACTCGGCTGCCGTACTCATCTATGTAGCTTTTATCAAGATTATTCAGTCGCTCTTTTACACTTTGGTTTTCGCGCTGCACTTGTTGTGCGAAGTTGACTGCCTCTTCTCGCTGTCTCTCAGCTTCCCGTGCCCTTTTCGTCAGTTGGTTGATTCTTTTCTGGACTGACTCGCTATACTGCTTGTATTCGTCATCAGAAGATTTTTGTTCTTCTTCAACCGGCTCCGGTGCTGAAGACTCTTCAGATACGTCTTCTAAAGTGATTTCCTGTGCCTCTTCTGTGAACTCCAGGTCTATTTGACCGTCGTCAGCTTGGTGACTAGATTGTTTTTCTGCCTCTGCCATGTACCCCCCTAACCGTTGTAGATGTCATCGGGATCTAAAATGGTCCCGAGTATTTCATCGTCGTTGAGAATCCTCACTTCGCTACCGAAAGCTGCTCGTTTTTCGTCATTCAAACGAAAACGAGATCCTGCATATCGGGCAAAAATGACCCATTGTTTCTCTTCACACCACGGTCCTGTTGGATATCGCTCTTTATCTGCGTAGGCCAACGGTCCCATGCGAAGCACGTAACCCACGTTTGTTTGGATTACGTCTTCTTCAAGTGTTTTTTGGTTCAGTAAGATGCCGCCTTTGGACTTCTTGGGAGGGTTAAAAGGTGCGATCAGTACACGCCATCCTGTGGGCTGGGGTAGTCTGTCGATTATTTCTTTGCTGGCAAGTGTCGGGTCCAAAACCCGATCCTCTTCTGCGACATAGCATTCGGACAAGTCCTCTGCTTTATTCGTATCAGGCATTTCTTTGTTCCTGTTTTTCAAGCATTTCAGAAAGTTCAACCAGAACGTAATCACACGCTCTGATCTCACCCATGCACTCTCTGTAATGTTCCATATCTTTGATCCCGCCTTCAGCCATGAGTTCTTGAATTTGGGCTTTGCGACCTTTCAGTGTTTTTTGTACAAACTGTACCACGTCAAGTTCGTTCAATAGTCATCCTTATCGTTTATTGTCCGACTGTATCCGATACTATCGCAGTCAAACGACAAACAAAACCCCTGCTTTACGCTATTGTAAAGTCTCCGCCACGCTCTGCTGCGCCCATACCTCGCTTTTTACCACGAGTAATCTTTGCAAACTGCGTGTTCGGTGTAGTTTCTTCCGCTATCGTTTTGTAAGGAATCCTGCCCTGACCCTGGATATCAGCGTAATTGACCGCTGCTGGCGGCTCTTTGGGTGGAATACCGTTTACTTTCACTGTAGCCATTAGTTACCTCTCTGTTTCAAAAGTTCTCTTTCCAGACCCGCATCAATACGAGCCTGCGTTTGTGCCTCTTGGCTTGCCAGACGCTGCTGGAAGTTGGCTTCACGCTGCGCTAGTTTTTGTCTTTCTAGCTCTAGCTCTGCCTGTTCTCTCACCACGTCGTTCTGTTCCTGCTGTGCCCGTAGCTGAAGCTCTTGTTGTTTCAGTCCAATCAAAGGATCTGGCCCTTGCTGCTCTTGAGGTTGACCTGCGGCAGTAATCTGTTGTCCCAAGGCCACCACCTGCTGCATACCCTGTGCGACGAACTGTGCTACCAAAGCTTGGAACGGCGCATTGTTGGCCTGATCGACCAACGCAACGTTCGGATTCTGCTGCACAAAGGCCGCTTCTGCCTGTTCTTCAGCCATCAGTTGCACGTGATTCAGTATATGTTTCTGGATTGCGAGAGCGATTGGCGGCAACGAGGCTGCGACTCCGCCCGTCACAAACAATAGATGAGACTGAATATGCGCCATGTGATCCTGACCCTTGAAAGCCTGTAGAGGCACATTCTCCAAGGCGTCCATATTTTCTCTTGCAGGGTCTTTTGGCACCACCTCATCCGGGGTGTCAGCCTTCAATATCTGATCTACGTTCTTCACACCCAGCGCGTCATAAACCCGACGATAGACCTCTGGTATATTGTGTATTTCTGGGGCCTGCATTGCCATCTGAAGCTCTGTTTGCGCTATAGCTATACGTTGGCTCTGGGAAAAAATATTCGGGTCAGAGACCGGCATAACGTCCACACGCTCGTCAAAATCCTCTGCTTTGACCGCTGCGTCCGCCCCCGGCACCTCATATGGATAAACCGGGGGTAAACTCTCCGACATCACCCTCGAAAGTATCTGAAACTCTATTTTCATCGCATAATGCAAACGCTTGTGTATTGCGCTCATCACCCGAGCACCCTGCTCTATCATCGCAATCGTCGTGCCAACTGCCGCAGATTGGTTGCCATCACCCACTTTCATGTCTGTAATCGTGGCAAACCGTTGTGCAGCGTTGACTACAAAGCCCAAAAGCTGAAATAACGTGCCATCCGGTCCTTTGAACGGCAAAGGCATCAGAGAATCACGTATTTGACCCCCAGGAGCGTCCACATCTCTAAATTCACCGGGCTGAAGCGGGTCATCATCGTCTCTGATCCGTAAACCACGAGCTTTGAAGCCTGCTGGTAGGTTTGAAAGCGTTCCAGCGTCAATAAGTTGCCTCAAAGCCGCCGTCGCGGTCCTTGACAAGCCACCAATTGTGTGAATGAGGCCCATTCCGTAGAATCCAAAGCCCGGAAGGAACTTGTAATGCACAAAATACGCAATTTTTGCCTTCATCGGGTCGTTTTCGCGGTAATTTCTACGAATCGACAGTACTTTTCCGTTGTCTTCGCTGATTGTGACGATATACGGGATCTTTATGCCCGTTGGTTCGCCGTCATCGTCCGTATCTTCGTACCCTTCGAGGTCTAAATCGACGTGGCACTCCAACAAAGTGCAGTCATAGTCGATTCCAGTGGATTTTGTGCCGTCAATGTAGTCAATTTCGTCTGAAACAGACGTGCTTTCGGGTTGCGAGGGCAAAACGGTGATGTCACGATAGAATCCACTGACCTGTTGCTTGCGTAAATCGTTCAAAGACATGCGAACCGTATGCGTAATGTTCGGGCAAGTCTCCAAATCGTTGCTTTCATACGGTACAACAAGGTGTTCTGCCGGTATAAACTTGGAAACCGGCCTGCCCAGCGCGTCATCGAAGTAGACTTTCTTGAAAGTGGACCCTGCCAACGGCAAATAAAACAGCATCTGATCAAATTCTGGCGTGTATTCCTCCATCACATTGGTGATGTAGTAGTTCATAAACCCTTGAACACGCGATGCCTGTTCTGTTTTGGCCCTGGTCTGTGACCCGAGGACCGTGGTGCGTACAGGACCGTCCGCTGGTAGCAGTTCATTGAACGCCTGCGCTTGGAACTGGACCGCTGCTTCCGCCAAAAGCGGATGTGTTACACCGGTTGCGCCCCGAAAAGGCTCTGTTCGCTCTTCATAGTTGAAGCCAAGTAGTTCAAGGCCCTTGGAATATGCATCTTCCCAATCCTGTCGGGATGCTTTGTTGGATCGATACTGGTCAGTAAGCTCGTTTGATACCTGTGCCAAGACAGAATCCGGTAAAAACTCCGCCAGATTGTCATAAAAATCATCTTCACGGTCCCTGCTACGCATAGGATCGAAGTCTATCGAGGCACCGCCATCTTCTTCTTGGATGATTTCTATACCTTCAATGTCCGTAATACGTGACATTTCGTTGGGTAAAGCTTCTACCTCGACCGCTTCTATGTCTTCGTCTGACAACATACCGCCTTCGCGGTCCATCAGAGATACTTGGGGTGTGTCACCGTTTGCCATCTATGCTGTCTCCCCTAACGTGATTACCTCTGGCGGTACATCTTTTCTACCACCGGGTCCTCCTGCTGTTTTGGTGCTCTTACACGTAGCCCTGCCATTTACAAAAGCTAGTGTGTACCCTTCTGGGCATTGATACATTTGATTGGCCGCTAATCCGTACTGACCTGGTGAAGATGCCGCCGCACCTGTGTTCACGTTACCTACCGGAACATCTTCTTGGAACCCAACTCCAGACCCTGTTGCAGTCGTCTGCGCTCTCTCTCCGAAGGTCAATGCCGGTCGAAACTGTGACATGTCAGCCACAGGCTTGAATATATCCGCCATATACTGGTTTTGTGCCTCTTCTTCAGTCACCTGCTGGAACGGATAGAATGTTCGTCTGAACTGCATGTCCCGACTGCTTGGATAACCAGACGTGTAGTCAATTATCGCGTCCGATACATTGAAATTTGGTTGACTCAAGAAACTCATTATACCCGTCGGTCTTTGTGGTACCAGACCTAGTGTCGATCTAGGCACGACTGTCCCGAGGTCCGTGGGCGTTGTAAACAGAGGCCCGGTATCTGCATCAGCAGCCGCCTGTAAAAGTTCCCCTTGTGTTGGAGCTTCGTAGATGGGTGTCGGATCTGGTGCGACTGCCAGTTCTGCTTCTAATGCAGCAGCGTCCGCATCCTGTTGTTTGAGAGTCGCATCCAGAGTCAAAGTCTCGATTGTAGCTGAATCAGCACCTTGGTTGGTCGCTTGAGACAGGTTTTGGTTTGCCACATCGGCAACAACCTGTTTCTGAGTGGCCTCTTCGATCTTATCTGAAGCCGACTCTGTTCGAACTTCTTGCGTTTGTGTTTGAGCTGTTTGGGCTGCTGCCTGTTCTTGTGCCAATACCTCTGCTGCTGTTTGTTGGGCAGCGGCTTGTTCTGCTGCGATCTGCGCTTCCAGTTGTTCCTGCGCGATACGCTGGGCTTCCTGTTGGGCCAGTAATTCTGCTTGTTGTCTTGCTGCTTCTTCTTCAGCAAGTCTTTGCGCTTCAGCCTCTGCGGCGGCTTGGGCTGCGGCAGCCTCGGCCTGACGTTGCTGTTCCGCCTGCGCTGCGGCTTGTTCAGCGGCTAATTGTTCTGCTGCTAGTCGTTCTTGTTCGATTCTTTGTGCTTCTTGTGCGGCAGCAATCCGTGCGGCTTCTTCTGCAGCGACTCTTTCGGCTTCAACACGTGCAGCCTCTTCGGCTGCGGCTTGAGCGGCGGCTTCTTCAGCAGCCTGTGCTGCTGCAATCTCTTCGGCCGTAGGTCCCGTGGGTGATTGCAAAACGTCCGTGCCTTCGTATAGCAACATGCCGGGTTCAAAAGGCGTTTGCCCTTCCGCAACTCCTTCAGTCGTTGCAAAGCCAAAAAAGTCGGTTGGTCTGGTGCCTTTCAACGTTTGACCTACCGGTGTTATAGCTGTCCTTGTCGGGGCTGTTGTAGTTGCCAATCTTTCTGCCGGGCTTTGTATTGCCACGTTGGTCTGTGCTGCCGGTGCAGGCGGTATATTCGCCAGTGCAGCAGAAATAGCAGACTGATCAATGTCAATATCCGGTATACGTTGCGGTCCTCTAAACCCAACGTCCCGCATACCCGGAGCACCACCCCGAAACATACCTTGAGGCGTTCCACGTGGAACACTCATCCTCGCTAGGGGTCCGCTGGTATAGTTTGACAGCAAACCAGATAAGCCTCTGGATAAAACAGGTTTTCTCATATTGTTCACCATACCACCGTTTGCATATTTTTGTACTGCGCCGCCTTGTGCCCTACCGATTTTTGTGCCCAAGATCTCTCGAGCCTTCTCGGGCGTAAACCTCAACCCTGGCCCGTACACATACAGAGCAGGCTGCATGGTCTCCTCGTCAACCAATTCAACTGCAATACGTTGTACGTCTCTCAACGCTTTCATTTGGTCTTCGTAAGCATCATCACCTGGTCGAGCGTTAACGGTGTTAAACTCTGGAGATTCTCTTCTCAATTTTTGACCTCGGCTATCTAGCAACGGTATCGGTATTTTCTCGTCGTAAGTAACGCCGTACTTTTTAGCTATTTTTTTCAAATCCGATGGAATTTTGTCATCATACTGTGGGCCGTAGTTTTTATCTTTCGCCCCAAGTGCCACTTCGATGAAATTAACACCTTGGCTGGGTAGCACCGCGAGGGTGTTTTGACCTTGCTCGGCTGTTACTTTCAACATACTTTCTAAAGCCAGCATTTGCACCGCTTCTTTGTTTTTCAGCAACGGCACACCAACAGCCTGTCGTTGATTGTCTTTTTGAAAAACCTCGGGTTGAAGTTCTTCGATAACTAAAATGTCATCGTCCCCATCTTTACGAGGAGTGGTCCTTACGTGTGTAAGTATATTTGGGAACTTAACGTCTTCATCAGTGCCCCGCAAAATAGAGTCCGTAACCGCTCGTACACCGCTGGGTCCGCCACCATAATGTTGCTCAATGTAAACCGCTAGGTCGCCTCTTTTGGGAGGCTGCGTAACCAAAAATACTTTTTGCTGCGAAGGACCTTTGAAGAAATAACCGCGATCTTCGTACCTTTGATTCAAATCGGGGCTTTCGACCGACAGATCGAATAGTCTCAAGGGGCGATCAATGCTTTGGGATACAATCGCAACGTCTGTCGCGTCAATCTTGCCGGGGTCAGAGACTCCTCTTTGGTATCGAGTAATGTCCTTGAGAGCACCTTCGAGATTCAAAATCTCTAGATCCCTCGGACTAACGCCCACCAGATTTTTTTTGATATCGGCAAACCACTGTTCTGGCGTCCCTTTTTCTCTTTTGACCTTACTGATTGCCTTGTCAATCTGGGAAAAAAACGGATTCCGAGGATCATACGTTTCAATGCCTTTTCTAATGGCCTCGGTTTTAAGGTCTCGTCTCCTTTGATTGCCACGCGCCAGAGCGGCCTGACCGGAGGGCGGTAAAATTAAAAAACCGGAAGGCTCAACATCTTGCATCAACAAACGACCGGCAGCCGTAGGATCTGCTCGGACGGTTCCTGCCAAAGGGTCTTGCGTCAACTTAGCAGCCATCATGGCTTCTTGAGATCCGGCCAAAGTTACAGGGAGAGGATCATCCGACACGGATGGTATGGTTATTTTTTGACCACCAGCCGCCCTTACCGATTGTTGTCCTGCTCGTGCTTTAGCGCGTTGTCCAACACTCCTTTGATAGACATCTTTGAAAAGTTCCCCATCGATGCTCTCAACAATATCTGCAGTATCCAGTATTTCTTTCAATCGGGGCGCGATCTCTGGCCCGTAAATTTCCTCTCGTCCCCTTATACCTGGTATTCGGGACGCTCTGGGCTGGCCCGCGTCGTCTAGGGCGCGAGTGAACATCCTGTAAGCCAATCTATACTTGTCAGCCAAAAACTTTGGATATTTTCCCGCTTCTATCTGTTTTTCAATATCATTTGGCGTTGCTTGGAAAATCTCGTTAATTTTATTTTGAAGCGCGTTCACTTCATTGAAACTCAAATCTGTCACGTCTTTCAAATTCTGAGTCGCGTAAAAACCCACACTTTCACCAAGTTCAATATTTTGGTTTTTTCTTGCTGGAGAGGCTTTGCCAAAATCCGCAATATCGAGCAATCGTTCTGTAATACCAACTTGAGAAAAAGTAAACTGGTGTCCGATGGGACTCAACTGATTCCTAGGTCGGTACTTTTCACGAAATTCCCGTTCTTTTTTATCCAACAAATCTTTGTAAGACCTACGTAAATCTTGTTTCGCCTGTGCAGCAGCGTCTTCGGCCTCCATTGATTCGAGGAAAGTGCGTGGACTACCTTCGAATACCGGCTCTTTGCGGAGAGATTCGTATATTTCATCAACCTGTTCTACTTCAGCAAACCCTTCTTTTTTCTGGATATAATTCTGAATCGAGACAGCCAGTTGTTTTTCGAAATCTTCTGGACGACCTCTAGGGTCCGCCGCTACGCGCAAAACATTATTTTCTGTATCGAAAAGACTTGAGGTGACATCCACGCCTTTGAATTCTATTCCGGCATCTCTTGGTCCGATAAATTTACCGGAAATGTCTGGGATAACTTTTACGTTGTTGAGATCAGGGTACTCTCTCAATATAAAGTCACTGCTGGGGTCCAAGACATCCTTGAGATCTAAGCCTTGACCCAAAAATGTCTGAGCCTCTTCATCGGTTGCACCTGCTCCTTCTAAAAAATCTCGGTCTGCCTTTATTGATCCCAAAAACACACGGGGCTGTTTATCCAGGCCTATAAAAACGCCAGTATTTTTGGAGACCAAAGTCTCTGGTAACCCTTCGCCAAACACCTGCGACTCGTACTCCGGTATCTGCACAGATCCAGTTCTGCTGGACTTACCGCCAAAGACGCCAAGCACCTCCCCTTCTGGAAGTGTGGTTATGGCTCGTCCTGCTCCGAGGGCCGCGATAGGTGCCAAAAGAGCTTCGGATGGTAAACCACCCATACCCGTCTCCGGGTCCACAACTCTCTCACCGAGCAAGCCTGCCTGCACACTCGCCTGCATTTGTTTGGTGAACATCTCAGGGAACTGCTTGATCATCTGCAAAGCTTCTTGACGCTTGGACGGATCTTGCAGCATGTCCTCTACGAACTGAGCAGCAGAGGTGATGCCCCGGTATGCAGGAGAAAATTTGAAACTTTTTTCTACCGGACCAAACCGTCCCGGTGTGATTGTTTCTTCGGTCATTGGTGTGAACCGACCGGTCGCCGGATCAAACCGATCTGGTAAATCTTTGTATGTTACCGAAGCTGGTTCCAAGACCTCACGCCGTTCACCCGTGAAAATATCCTTCGTAGAGCCTATGAGTCCGGCCAAAAGATTCTGGTCGTATAAACGATCTGATATGACATCAAACGGGACCTGCTGGTCACCCACGTTGACCATCGCTCCGTATTCAAATTCTCGTTCGGGGACTTGTTCTGGTTCAAACAACTGCCGAGCCGCATCCTGTTTTGCAAGCTCGTCTTCTAACATCGCCAGCACTTCGGCGGCAGTTCGTTCAGCCATAGTAGGATTCTGCTGTGATCGTCATCTGTTTACCTTCGTAGTCCCCCCACGTGTCGTCGCTGGGCAGACTCACAAAATTTCCCTGTCGATACCTCATCAACGCCTGAGTGGTGCTATCCACCAAGTCGTCGTGCGTCCCATTCGGAAACGCAGCGCATTCCTCAATAACCTCATGTGCCCAAGATTCATCAGGAGCGTAGATCATGCCAGCTTCAAACAACGGAGACACAGCATGTGCTCTCGACAGTTTATCCGTACCTCGCGCTGGCGTAAAGTTCACAACAGGCACACCAATCTGCCTCAACTCGTGGGTCAGAGGGGTCCCTGTAGCCTTCGCCTCAACAATCACGGTCTCCGGCTCCCAATACTTATACTCCTCAAGCGCAACCTGTTTCAACTCTGGAAAGTCCCATCGACCCTTTTTCGCATCCAGTAATATCAGAGCCGCCGGTCCGCCAGCCTCCTCCGGGTAAAACACACCCCACGTCGTAATCGCACTATAGTCCGCTGTTTCGCGTTTCGAGAACGCCG